GAGTGGTGTATCTAAATACACAAATCAGTCAATATATGAGTGTGCTCATGACTGGGTTTCTCAAGGAAACATGATTTCACATGGTATAATTAAGTACTACGAGGTGTACTATGCGTCTCAAGGACACGATCCGATTAGCCAAGAAAGCACTTAAACAACCTTGGTTATATTCTGAAGAAGAGTTGACTTACATGCGTAAAGCAAAGAAGTCAGCAAAGCAGCAACTGAAACAAAAACACATGAGGAAGAATGACAGTACGACTGATTCAAGCAACCCCGAATCCTGAAGAGAACATGGCGTATATTGCTCGTGTGAGCAATCCTGCCAACCAAGAAAATCCCAACTATGCCAAGTTGTTGGGTTACTGCATTAAGCACAACCACTGGTCTGTGTTTGAACAGAGTTTTATGACTCTGGAGATTGAGACCAATCGTGGTATCGCAGCTCAAATACTGCGCCACCGTTCTTTCACATATCAAGAGTTTTCGCAACGATATGCGGATTCTTCTTTGCTTGGTAAAACAATTCCTTTGCCAGAACTTCGTCGTCAGGATACAAAGAACCGTCAGAATTCTATTGACGATCTTGATCCCAAAATTGTTGAAAATCTCAACAAGCAAATGATGACTCTATTTGACTCCTCAATGGCATTGTATGAGCAAATGCTTGGTCATGGGGTAGCAAAGGAGTGTGCGAGGTTTGTGCTGCCTCTGGCGACCCCTACACGGATCTATATGAGTGGTTCATGTCGTTCATGGATCCACTACATCAATCTGCGTTCTGCCAATGGAACTCAGAAGGAGCATATGGACATTGCTTTGGAGTGTAAGAAGATTTTCACTGAGGTCTTCCCATCAGTATCCGAAGCACTTGAGTGGGTCTGATGACTAATTGGATTGGTATTTATGATAATGCACTGACTTCAGAGGAGTGTAAATTCATCATTGATGAGTTTGAAAAAAATCCAGAAAAAGGTCCTGGTATGATCATTGGAGCAGATGGTGTAGATAAAGTTGATAAAAGTGTAAAAGACTCCACCGATTCAATTATCCCTTTTAATGAAGGCACTGATCTAGCAACTTTAATAGGAAAAAATCTTTTTGGTGGGATACAAAACTACCGCAAAGATTACCCATCTGTTGACTTGGTTAGCTCATGGGTTTTATTTCCATTTTTCAATATACAAAAATACTTACCAGGTCAAGGATTTCATCTTCCACATTGCGAAACTGATAATAAAAATAGTCCAAGAATTTTAGCTTGGATGTTTTATTTGAATACTTTAACAGATGGTGGAGAGACTAGATTTCCTGGGTATGATTTGGATGTTAAACCAGTAGAAGGTAGACTGGTCATTTGGCCAGCATACTTTACTCACATTCATCATGGAATACCAAGTCCAACACAAACAAAGTACATAGCCACTGGATGGCATGTTTTTAAATAGAATCTAAATAGCTTTTTATGAATAGGTAATGGCAACTTATCCCGTAAAAAACACCGAAACTGGTGAAACTAAAGAAGTAATCATGAGTGTTCATGATTGGGATCAGTGGAAGATTGATAATCCCGAATGGATTAGAGATTTCTCTGACCCTAGCACCTGTCCTGGTGTCGGAGAGGTAGGAGAGTGGAAAGACAAACTTATCAACCGCAACCCTGGTTGGAATGATGTACTTGCTAAGGCACAGAAAGCAGGTGGAAACCGTCAACGTCTAAAAATCTAAGGAACTTATGCCAAGAAAGAGAAAGTCTACTGATGCTTCACCTGTTGGTGCTGGTTATACAGCAAAGCAAATGAAACGAAAGAAGCCTATCAATCAAGACCTTTTGGTTGATATTGAACCTTTAACTGAAAATCAAAGAAAGTTTTTTGCCGCATACGAAAAAGGTCAAAACTCTTTCCTATATGGATGTGCTGGAACGGGTAAAACCTTTATTGCGTTATACAATGCTCTGAAAGACGTTCTCAACGAGTACACTCCTTATAACAAGATCTATATCATTCGTTCTCTGGTTGCTACCAGAGAGATTGGTTTCCTTCCTGGTGACCATGAAGATAAATCGGCACTTTACCAGATTCCTTATAAGAATATGGTGAAGTACATGTTTGAGATGCCTACTGATGCTGATTTTGAGATGCTGTATGGTAATCTTAAAGCACAGGAAACTATTAGCTTCTGGTCTACGTCATTTGTTCGTGGAACTACCTTTGATGATGCTATTCTCATCGTTGATGAATGTCAGAACTTGAACTTTCACGAATTAGATAGTATAATTACACGAGTGGGTGATAACTCTAAAATTATGTTCTGTGGTGATGCCACCCAAACCGACCTCACCAAGTCCTATGAAAGAAATGGAATCCTTGATTTCATGAAAATCATTGAACAAATGGAATCATTTAATATTGTCGAATTTGACACTGATGACATTGTTCGTTCTGGTCTGGTCAAAGAATATCTTGTTAAGAAACTGGCACTAGGATTTTAATGTTTAATTTTGTTGATGTTGGTCTTCCTCAACTTGAGAGGGAGACCATTGATGGGGTTCGTTACTACAAACTCCCCACAGAAGAAGAACTTCGTAGACTGGTGTCCATCACTTCGGTCACTAGTTTTTACAACAGGCAGATTTTCCTTGACTGGAGGAAAAAGGTCGGGGAAGATACTGCTAATAAGATTACTAAGGCAGCAACCAGTCGTGGGACTGATATGCACTCTCTTGCCGAGAGTTATCTAAAGAACGAAGATCTCCCTTCCGTTCAACCATTGTCAGAGTATTTGTTTAAGCAGGCAAAACCATATCTTAATAAGATTGACAATATCCATGCTTTGGAAGATAGTCTCTACAGTCTTCACTTGGGGATTGCAGGAACAGTAGACTGCATCGCAGAATACGACGGTGAACTGGCAGTCATTGACTTTAAGACTGCAAAGAAACCAAAACCAAAGGAATGGATTGAAAATTATTTTGTTCAGGCAGCGGCATATGCTTGCATGTTCTACGAATTGACAGATATCCTTGTCAAGAAGTTTGTTATCCTCATGTCATGTGAAAATGGTGAGGTTGTAGAGTATGTTATTAGAGGTGAAGAAAAGGTAGAATATATCAAACTCCTTGGTAAGTACGTCCAAAACTTTGTAGAACACAAACTAAACGAATATGGAACAAGAACTTAAAAAAGTATTCGATCAGAAATTCCTTACTGCTACTACCTTTGCGATGGAAATCGAGAGGATTGTACAGAGGGAAGAAGACATGAACTACATAGATGCCATAATTCACTTTTGTGAAGAAAATGGTATTGAAGTAGAATCAGTCTCAAAGATCATTTCTAAACCACTGAAAGAAAAGATTAAGTGTGATGCACTTAAACTTAACTTCATGAAGAAAACATCCCGTGCTCGTTTACCCATTGATTAGTGGCAAGATTACCCGTGACCCCGTTTGATTGCTATCAAACATATTTGTCATTAAAGAACCACTTTACGAAAGATAAGTATGACTTCTTTCAGTATGGTGGTCGGACCAGGGCATCTGTCTCTGCGTTTAATAAACGTAAGGACAAATACTGGTTTGAAAAGATGTCCAGGCAAAAGAAAGACGAAGAAGTTCGTGACTACTTTGTGGCAAACTTTATTTCATCAGATTCCCCCGAAAAGATATGGATTGGAGAATTAATAAAAGAAGGAGAAAGCGAGTATCAAAACTGGCGCAAAAGGACGCAGAGTTTGAGCTACTTGTTCAGAGAACAATCCGAAGAATTGCTATCGTTGAACGGATTAGAGACACTGTTCGATTGTTCCAATGGTCATCCGATTCTTCTCAAAAAGTATCTTGGTGGAAAAATATCACTAGAAACTTTAGTGATCTATGATAAAATATTTGAGTTCAGGAAAAGGTTTGACAAACAGCTGAACGACCCTATCTGGAGTTCGGTTTCCCTCAAAATTAAGAAGTACGAACCCTTTCTAAATATCGATGTGCCAAAGCACAAACAAATCCTAAGGAGTATGATCTGTGAGTGATTTCTTTAAATCTGATGTAGTTCGTGCCGAGCTCGCAGAAATCAACCGACTGCAGGAAGACATCTATCAAAACATGGCTTCCTTTGATTCTCTTACTTTGGAAGAGAAACTTGACAATCTTCGTCTCCTTGACGAATTGGTTGACAAGCAACAGATTATGTGGACTCGTCTCTCCCTTGCGGGAGACGATCCTGAGGCTCTTCAAATGAAGGAGCAGATCCAAGCATCTGCTATAATGATGGGGTTCCCAAAGAACACCGATGTGGGTGTCTTGTTCAGTAACATGAAAAAGACCCTTGAAGAAGTCCGTAGTCGTGTTGACAAAGACTCCTAATCATCCTAAAATACACAAGTCAAAGGCCAAATCTAATGTCATTCGCAAATCTCAAAAAGCAGTCCTCTCTGGGTTCCCTCACTAACAAACTGGTGAAGGAAGTGGAGAAGATGAACAGCAATGGTGGTTCTGGAGATGATCGTCTCTGGAAGCCCGAGGTAGATAAAGCAGGTAACGGGTATGCTGTCGTCCGTTTCCTTCCTGCTCCCGAAGGGGAAGACCTGCCTTGGGCAAAGATGTACTCCCATGCCTTCCAAGGTCCTGGTGGTTGGTACATTGAGAACTCTCTGACTACTCTGGGTCAGAAAGATCCCGTGTCGGAACTGAATTCCCAACTGTGGAACAGTGGGGTTGATTCTGACAAGGAAGTTGCCCGTAAGCAGAAACGCAAACTCTCTTACTATGCTAACATCTATGTCGTGAAGGATCCTTCCAATCCTCACAACGAAGGCAGGGTGTTCCTCTACAAGTTTGGTAAGAAGATCTTTGACAAGATCATGTCTTCCATGCAACCTGAGTTTGAAGACGAAGATCCCATCAATCCCTTCGACTTCTGGCAGGGTGCTGACTTCAAGATCAAGATCAAGAAGGTCGCAGGTTACTGGAACTATGATTCCAGTGAGTTTGCCCGTCCTGGCACTCTGGGTGATCTGGATGACTCTGAACTGGAGGAGATCTGGAAGAAGGAGTACTCTCTCGCAGAACTGACTGCTGCTGAGCAGTTCAAGTCCTATGATGACCTGAAGAAGCGTCTGGACTATGTTCTCGGTAACACTCCCTCCCGTCGTCGTATGGATGAGGAAGTTGAGAACGAGGATGATACTCGTGGTTCTTACACTCCTGACTTTGGTGCCCGTTCTAATCCTGTTCCCCAGGATCTCAAGGACGAACTGAGTGCTCTGAGTTCCTCTTCTAGCAGTGATGAAGAAGATGATACTCTGAGTTACTTCCAGAAGTTGGCAGAGTTCTGATCACCAGTCCCCCTGAGAAATCAGGGGGATTTTTTATTGATATTATCAGTTTTTTTCAAGAAAGCATTAATGTACTGAGAAGAGTCTGGTTTGTATTCAAGTAGTGTAGAGATTTCTTCCGCAATTTTTTGTTTGTATCCTGGTTTAATTAAATTAATTTCTCTCTTAGATTCATTCAAATCATATTCATATTCGTAGTTAGTTACACTTTCAACTGGATTTAAGAATGCTAAGGGATTATCTGGATTTGGAATTGTAAAGTTCTGATCTACAACCTGACCAGAGGGTAAGATTAATCTATTGTTGGAGTCTCTTACTTCAGTTGTTCTATAATGCTTGATTGCAGACAAATCATTCCCATACTTGTTTAGAGAATATTCGTACATCTCTTGACTGGAAAGAGGCCATTCGTGTCTTTGATTAATAATCCCAGCACTAAAAATGACCAACCAATCAAACTGGGAACTTCCATAAACTTTTTGAGCAACTGTATCGGGTCTTTCACCTTCTTCAATAATATACTTATCAAACAGATAAGCACTATCAAGAATACTGGTTTGATCTGATAGTTTTATTCTCCGAAATAAGTTTTTAGCAGTGACTCTAGCATCATTGCTTTGCTTATTACCAAATGGTGATAAGTATTGAATGTCTGGTAAGAATTGAAAGTAAGCCATTAGAATCCAACACCTCCCTGTCCTTGTTCCGAATCGTAGTCTTCTTGATAAATTGGTGTCAATTCAGTGAATGCTAATTGCATAGTGATTACAATTGGTGTTCCATCATCATATGAAACATATCCTTGACCAGCACCATTGTATTGAACTTCACACTGCGTTAAAGCACAGAACTTAAACTTGTTCAAGAATGGATGTTGTTTATTACCAGACATGTATCTGATTTTGTAAACATCTGGTGATTGTAAAAGTCCACCAAACAAATTCTGACCACTTCCAAAGGAATCAACGTTTGATCTCGGGGACATTGTTTGTTTGAAGGTTCTAATGATTTGTTTTACTTCTTCTGCTTCTTTGTTGTTTCTTGGGACAAAAGTATACATGAAACCAAACTGTCTCAAGGTTGGTCCATTGAAAAGAAACTCAGTGTTGGGATTAATGATAACTCCTCTGTTTCTTGCTAAGAATTGGTTAAAGCTAACATTTGCTCCAGGGATTAGGTTGATTGCCATATTGGTCAGGAAATCTTGTCCCAGACCAACAAGTCCACCTGCTTGCCCCGCAATCCCTTTACCTGCTTGTCTTAAAGTACTAAGACCTTGTGAGATAAAATCAACAGGATTAATACTTTTATCGGGATTAGCCATCAACGATTGAACTAATGATCCTGCTGCAGCAGCAAGTCCTGACATTTCACCATTGTTCCATGATGCCGCATTTCTATCACCAATTTGTCCAGGAATAGGCAATTGAATGAAAGCAATAGTTTTTTCTTTTGCTCTCTTTCTGTTTGTTGTATCACCATTGTCTGGTCTAAATTCAAAAGCACCTGCTCCTTGAGTTCCAGCAAGAAAAGCATCAGCGCCTTGAAGACCGACACCAGGTGGGGTGTATTTCACCACCTGTATTTGCATATAATCACTGCTCTCTGTTAATGTATCTACAGGATATCTAAAAGATTTAACTTTTGTTTTGTTTCTATTAGTTTCTGCTGCCTTCTTGGTGTCTGTATCGGCGGGCTTATTCGTCTGAGCTTGTCTAGCCAGTCTCTGCGTTCTTTCTCTTGGAGACTCTCCAAGATTTTCTGCTCTGACAACCATAACCTTTTTACCTATTTATTCTGAAATTGCCATAACCAAGAGCACGAGCACTATCCATTTCTTCTGCATAGATTTCGTATAATTGACCCTGAACTTCTTGAAAAGTGTAGTTTCTCATTTTTCCCCAATGAAAGTTAAGACCTTTCCATCCCCATGGAAGAATTTCCATGCAAGCAATCAAAGGAAATTCGTCATATTCAATGTTGGGTGTTTTTGGAGTATACACGAAAGTGTAGAATTTGCCCACTTCAGGAACCCAAGTTTTTTTGTCTAGGATTTCTAGAAGTGCCATCATAATATCATCGTTCTCTTCAAGACCGATGAAGTTATCTTGATAAGTTTGAATTCTGTTCATACCTTTAGATCATCTTCGGTCAGAACTTTAAACTCATAACGACGATCTTCACAGAACTCTTTTGCTGCTTCCCACTTTGCCTGGTTCTTGGCATACTCGGTCACTTCATAGAGATACTTTTTGGTTCTTCTTGATTGAACCTTTGGTGCCTCACAAAACCTTTTAGGTTTTATTTCAATAATAGACCGTCTTATGTTTCCCCTACTGTCACGATATTTGATAAAGAAGTCTGGGAAATATCTGTGCCACTTATTATCAACTGGGGATTTATAGG